ATGAGGACGGGATATACGAAGTTGATCCGGCTGAATATCTCGCATCTACCGGAGAAGTTGCAACCGAAATTGTATTAGTTATTTGCCGATAGCAGAAAGGGGAGAAATGAATGTCCTTCTGATGGACATAGATAGTAAGATTCCAAATCTCCCGTTGAAGAAGCTGGAAATCTACCATAAGAATGCTGGTCATAAGGGCAAAGGCATCTGCAATTCGGAAAGGGTATAAACCGGCGTCGGTTTGAAAACGTATATATATGTATGCGAGATATAGAAATACTGAATCAACATCCGAGAAAAGTGTTAGATAAGCTGAAACTGGGTCAAGTGGATAGTATAGAGTATGGCGTAGAACAGATAACAGATGACTTCATGATTTATGGTTTACGCGGCGGTCTGATAGACGAATTGAGCAAGAGCTTTCCAGACCCCAGAAAGGAGTGTGAGATAACGGTCAAGCAGATACTGAGTGCCAGCATAGCTGGTCACTTTCAGGATATGTACGCCATAAGTCAGTCGCCATACGCGCTACACTCACCAATGCTCTTAGCGGAACTGGGTTTGAATGTGAAGGTATTAGTGGAAGGAGAAGGTATATCAAGACGTGGAACACAGGAGAATGCGCCATTCAATGGCGATGTAATCCGCAAGATGCTGTATGACATGACTCCACAGGAGTTGCTGGATTGGTATAACCGCTATGTTGGTGGAGCATATCTTGGACAAGTAGACTATGCTCCATGCTTGCACATCCTGGACTGCACTAAGCTGGTGGTGAACTACGAGAATGAGAACTACGAAGGTAGCGGAGTAGTTCTCAATGATGAAGACGAGTTGGAGCGTGGCTACAAGCTTGGCAGTCTTCGTAGCTTGCTTGATGATGGCGGGATAATCACATCCATGGCCTTTGGCGCCATTCAAGTGCATGATTTGACGCTTTGTAAGGACATAATGCTGAAGTCGCCACATCTGAAGCCAGGGGACATGCTCATAGTGGATATGGGATACATAGATGGGAAGATCATGTCCACAATGAAGCTAAAGCGCAAAGTTGATACCCTTATACCCCTGCGCAGCGATATGAATGGTCATAAAGATGCCATAGAATCAGCGTATTACCATGATGATATTCCATGGGAGAAGCATCCCACAAGAGAACATCAACAGATAAAGCAGGTAGAGCATGTGGATTACTTCTGGGATGAATGCCGTGTTCCCCTGATTGGTTGCGTGGTAAGGGAGTTAGAAAAAGGCAAGGATGGCAGTGGTGGAAGGGAAGACTACAAGCATTGGGTGTTTGCCACTACCAAGCTTACTCTTACAGGCAAACGTATGATTCAGACGTACCAACTGCGGCCAGAGATAGAAGAAGACCACAGGCAGTGGAAGGATGGAGCATGGGATATGGCTGAGTTCACGTCTACCAACCAGGTACAGATTCTGTATCATATCATCTGTGTTCTTCTGGCATACAATCTCAGTGGGATATATTCCAACACTAGAAAAGGCCGGGAGTTTGCCAGAAAGACACTGCGACAGTTGACAAGGGAGCAAGCCAGAAATCATGAAGTGGCAGTTTTGGTATTTGTGGAGAACTACTACGCTGTCTTTGAAGTTAGATACTTCACTGGCATTCTTATCAGGCTTTCGCCAGATGTTCTGATTCATCTGCGCAGTCATTTTCCTATACCAGAGATAGGATTTACCTGACGCAACTGACTGACTGATGGCATCTCTGATCTGGCGCAACATCCAACAAGGGATTAGTCTGCCGCCATCGTCAGAATTACTTCGGTGGAATGGCTTACATCCCTGTGATACAACCAAATATAACTTGACTTTTCAGAAAATAGTCAGTTTGTCGTATGTTGGGTGTCAGATACCTTTCCGAATCGCAGAAAGGCATAGATTCTCATTGACTTTACACTCACTTTATGCTATACTAAATAGTGGAAATCAAGCAGTTGCCAAGCTGCTATTCACATCTCGTTGGCTTGCTACCAGCGGGAGGCTTATTGCCTGGTCTTGTTGCTAGTGGGTGTCCTAAGTCACCCACTAGCTCAGACCGAACTTAGGAGGCTACTGATATGACTGACCAACCAGAAGCAAAACCAAACCCTTTAGATGCAACATATCCAGATAGATATAAGCGTGTTTGCGTACTATTGGATAAATACATTCCAGGAAGCCGTTTATTCTCAGTGGCAGATGATCCTTCACAGCCATCTGATATTGCGGCAATAAACGAGTTTGGCAACCCGACGAATCCTTTTAGTCTTTTGAAGTCCGCACTAATAGCTTATGCACAAGTAGATCAGTTTAGAAAAGAATTAAAGATAAAATATCAAGAGACCATTGATGATGAAGCTTATCTATTCTGTCTAATAGATGCTTGTAAGAAACCCGGATTCTTTGGTGGATATTCATCATATACAGAATATCTAAATTCTGAATATTGGCAACAAGTTCGCGGTGAGGCTATAGAACGAGCCGGTAGTCGCTGTATGCTATGCAATAGAAATGATTTGCCACTCCATGTTCACCACAGAACCTATGAACGATTGGGATGTGAAGAGCCTATGGATGTGATTGTATTATGTAGTTCTGATCACGCAAAATTTCATGGAAAGGACGGAACTAAATGAACGACCGTCCTTTTACATTGTTGGATGTTATGCTTGGCGTTTACAAGCATGGCCTGGCCTGCAAACTTTCTGAGGAGTCGTTCACGTTTCTAATTGGTCTTATTCTGGAACATAATGATAAAGGATTCAAGATGCCATTCGATCTCAACAACCAACAGGCAATGGGTATAGGTGGTGGGAATACCCCAAAATCTGTACGCCGCAGACGCTTAACTTTATCCAAGTTCAAGATAGATGGAGAGCCTCTTTTGAAATTTACCTCTGGAAACTACGGGCGTAGTACGTGTGCAAAGTACGAAATTAACTATAAAAAGCTGTTGCTTTACAAGGGCATGTGGACTGGGGAAATGGACTTACCCGCCCAAATATGGGGCAGTAGTGGGCACAGTAGAGGACGGGTTGAGGGTACAGTAGGGGGTACAGTACCCGGCCCCATCCTAAGATCAGAGGAGGATAAAGAAGATAATATAAGATCAGCCGATGATAATAATTTTGATGATAAATTCACAGATAAGGAATCAACCGTATCAAATATCAGTGATGATATAACCACATTGGGAAAAGCCGTGTTATATAAATGGTCGCATCAACTGGCGGCAGAACCATCAGATAGCTGTTGCAGGCAGGCTCTTGAAGCCAAAGGCGTTGATGGTGATATTGACAAGTTGCTGGAGGCTATAGATAGGGCACCGGCAATGTTAAAGGATCAGAATGGCAAGAAGCCAAATCCGATAGACGCACTAAGTTTTGTGGTTGATATTGCACAGCACCCGACGTGGTACGCAGAACAAAAAACAGTCACTCCGGGATCGCTATCGTATGATAGGCGCGACGCTTTCGAGAGGAAGCTGAAGGAGCTGGAAGAGCAGTATGCGGAATGGTCAGAGGCGGGTGATGAGCATTTCCCAGTTATGTCAAAGGCTGATTGTTTGCAGGACCTGGACACAGAGATGGATCGGATACGGGGGATATTGGCAACATGACTGTAGTTGATCTATATTGCGGAGGAGGAGGCGCTTCATCCGGTATTATGCAAGCCGGAGCCAGTTGGGTAACTGGTGTGGATATTCTGGATCAGACCGAATACCCGTATTGGTTTTTCCATGCCGACGTTGGCAGGCTTACCGGCGATTGGTTGAGCAGGTTTGACTTTGCCTGGGCATCTCCCCCATGCCAGGCGTATTCATACGCTGCGGCAAGATGGCGCAATAGCGGAAGGGAGTGGCCGGATCTTATAGCCATGACCAGGAGCAAGCTGCTTGAGTCAGGGATACCCTTTGTTATAGAGAACACTCCTGGAGCACCGCTGCGAAAAGACCTAATGCTATGCGGGGAGATGTTTGGCTTGAAGGTGATCCGGCATAGGATATTTGAGATCCACGGCTTTGAATGCGCTCAGCTAGAACACATCAAGCATAGGGGCATGGTGAAGGATGGCTATTATGTCACTGTTGCAGGGAACGGAGGGGATTATGCCGGGCATAATTTCTGCAAGTTAAAAGGGCTTCCAGGCAGGAATCAACTGGAGACCTGGCAATATGCTATGGGAATTCCGTGGCTGACGCACAAGGCAACTTTGCGCGAAGCTGTGCCGCCAAAGTATTCTGAGTACATTTTCAGGCAATTTTTGGAAGGCCAGAAAGGAAATCATGGGTAGACCAAAATATACCGAAAAAGAGCGAAAGCAGAATTTCTGGCGTCGAGTTGATAGGGGATATGATCTTCTGGGTTGCTGGGAATGGTGTGGGAGTTTGCGCACTGACGGCTATGGGCAAATGAGCGATAGGAATAGAAGATCAAAAGCGGCACATCGTTTCGCATGGTTCGCCACCTATGGAGAAATCCCGGAAGGAATGCACGTTCTTCATAAATGCGATAATCGGATATGTGTTAATCCAGCACATTTGTATCTGGGAACACATGCTGATAACATGCGTGATAGATCGAGACGATCCAGGCAGGCGCGTGGCGAAACAAACGGCAGAGCTAAACTTTCCGAGGCCAACGTTATAGAGATTAGGATGCTGCTGTTGGAAGGTTGGTTACAGAAAAAAATAGCCCCCAAATTTGGTGTTGACCTCAGAACTATCAGTGCCATCAAGCGTGGTCTTATTTGGAGCCACATTTCATAAGTAGAATCAAAGAGCTTACGCAGCGTATATTTTTGAGCAGTTTTTACTCAGCAACGGAGAGGAGGTGAATAAGTAAATGGCACAACCCAAATCAAAAGAACCGATCCAGATGGACATTGACTTTGGCGAGAAGTACAACAAGATAATCCTGAAGGAACACCAGAAAATCGAGGATAATCTATTGAAAATGTTTGCTAATCTCGGTATAAGCATTGAGACGGTCAATCAGGTCATGGCTATTCTCAAGGCTGAATTAGCAGGCTGAACGAACTTGTGAAAGTGGCGGCAGAGGCACTTGATGACGTGAAGTAAGCGGAGATGACAATTATGGGCTGATAAGCAAGGAGGTGTTTCAAGTGACAAACGAGACATTTGAGAAGACAATAGCCAAGTTTCCAAAGATGCTGGATGAGGCTATTAAGCAGGAAAGAATTAAGCGGGCAATCAGGGCGGTAATAAAGCGTGCGATCAAGGCGGAGGTGAATGATGGCACAGAACCAGATGTATAAATGGGTTGATAAATGCGTCAATCCTTTAGCGGGTGAGTGTCAGCATAAATGTGTCTACTGCTATATGAAGGCCATGAAGCGGTTTCCGGTCAACAAAGAGAAATACTCCGGCGAACCACGCATGGATGAGAAGGGGCTGGCGGAGATTAAGGGGGAGGACAAGAGGATTTTCGTATGCAGTGCGACAGATTTGTTTGCGGAGAATGTGCCTGAAAAATTGATTGCAACAATTCTCGACAAGTGCATAAAAGAGCCGTTCAACAAGTATTTGCTCCAGACCAAAAACCCATCAAGGTATCTAAATCTTTGGCAACATTTCCCCCACGGAGCGATTTTGGGCGCAACAATCGAAGGAACGGATGCTTGGAAATATAGCTTTGCCCCGTCCCCAAATACAAGAATTGATGCCATAAAAAAAGTAGGTTACTGGGTGAAGCAGATGAGGCAAGAATGTCATTTCAGGACGCATGTTTCGATTGAACCCGTAATCCGATGGGGGAATAGAACAATTCAATGGCTACAAGAAGCTGACCCCGACATAATCTCCATCGGTGCAAACACAAGCAAAGTCAAACTTCCCGAACCGGATGCAAGCGAGTTGCTTGAACTGATAACCAAGATGCGCCAGATAACCCCGGATTTGTGCCTCAAGCATAACCTGAAGCGTATACTGGGGGAAGAGAAGCTGGCGGAGTTGCAGGCGGAGATAGTGCCGATATGCTCCAGGGGAGGGGAATGATGCCGAAGTTCTACACGATTGGTTACGGGATATTGGAAGGCACTCATAAGCAGAGAAGGACAGTTTTTCAACATAGGCTCTGTCGACTTAACACCCAAATTGGCGGTCAGGGATTGAGTATTGTTGACATAAGAAAACATGAGTGCGGATCGCGCAACGGCCAATTTTTCCGACAAGGTATTTATGGGATGGGTAGCCTTATCAATGGCACCTGGCCTGTTGCTACATATAACGAGTTGTCAGCCCTTTACAATCCCTTTGGTTCGACACAAGCAGGATTGCGACAGTACGCCACTGATTTCCGTAAGATTAAAGGGGCGGAATATTCATTTGGGATTCTATTGAAGTGGATAAGATCCGAAGGGCGTGCAATAATCCTTCTTTGTGGATGTCACGATGCCCTCAAGTCCAACGGTACGTCCTGGCACTGCCACAGAGTTCCGCTGGCGCTGGAGTTGCTGGATGACTTACCTGAAGGCTGGGGGGTTGAGCATTTATGAGCAACCATTGGAGATATTTTGTAGTGGAGATACGCAACGACACGCCACGTAAGAAGTGGATTGATGGCGCATTTCGAGATGTGATGCCAGAGAAAGAGGGATTGCTAGACATTTTGACCTTTAGGCACATGATCCAGGGATGGGTTAAAGTGGGTGCAAAAATTATCATTTGCCTAACGCGGAAAGTATCATTGCCCTCTTTGCGATATTCATTGGGTGAATTCCGCAAGCATTATCCTGACTGTGACGTTACCGAGGTTTTGTGTGAAGGAAGTAAAGTCGAGATGAGGTACTATCACTAATTGGGAGGTCGAGCATCTATGAATCCAAAGTGGACTGACCAGGAGATAGAAATGCTCAGACTCTGGTGGCCGCGGTTGAGCGCCAAGTCTGTTGCCAGGAAAGTGGGGCGGTCATATCCTGCCACATATCAGAAGGCGCTGGCGCTGGCGCTGGAGAAGAGGCTGTCTCCGGAAAAGCAGGTCACTAATTGGGTGGATAGATATTTAGATATCTACCCACATGCTTGTTTATTGCATAAGCGCCGCGTGCCAATAGAAATCAGGACGCGCTGGATGGGCGGCAGAGGTGAAGATAAGCGAGAGCAGTTCGCTATGTTTCGTATCTACCCGCGAAGGATTGAGAAGTATCGGGAAGAGTATGGGTAATGACGATATTTGGCAAAAGCCAGTGATTTTTCTTGACGCTGCAGACAAAGTGTGTTATATTGAAATATATAAAGCCTAACAGGTAGAAGGAGAAGGTCTGTGATATACCCTCTGACCTTCTCCACCATAATTGAGGGTATCATGACTTACCAGAAACCAAGATATTACAGCTATGGATGAAAAGAGAAAACGGCATACCTGTGGTGAATGCCATAATGTGATGATTGATAAGTATTTGGCGAAGAGAGTTATATGCCGGGAGGGATACGGCTTCCGGCGGTTTACAGATAAAGCGTGTCATGCTTTCAAGGGGGAGGCCGAAGTCGGTGAATGCGAACCAAAAGAAATTTGTCAAGAATCGGATTAAAGGCATGTCGAGGACAGAGGCATATATGGATGCCTATGGTACTGAAGACAGGGTTTACGCACGTACAGCGGCATCCAGATTGATGAATACAAATGATCGCGTCAGAGAAGCCATGCGGAATTATCTGGATGGAGCTATTCAGGAAGCCCAGGAGTTGTTGGAAGCCGACTCTACCGAGGCAGCAGAAACCTTGATAGAATTGAGAAAAGACGGAAGCAAAGAGGACGGGGTGAGGATCAGGGCTGCTCAGGATATTCTTGACAGGGCGGGATTGAAGCCTGTTGAGAAGGCGGAGATTTTTGGCAGCCTGGACATCAGCGTTGAATTACCGGAGGGCGTAACACTTGCCGACATATAGCACAACCATAAACCCCATATTTGTGCCACATCTGAAATGCCACGACAGGTTCCTGGTTGAGTATGGCAGTGCAGGTTCTGGCAAGTCCCATTTCCTGGTTCAGAAGTTCATCCTGCGTATCATCAAGGCCATGAAGCAGAACTATCAAGAGTTCTTCCTGGGATTGAGAAAGACACAGCCAGCAGTCAGGAAGTCGGTGTTTGACGTTGTTGGTAACTACATCCGAGCGTTTGGCCTGTGGTCGCGAACTAAGGTCAACAAGACCACGCTTTCCTATACCTTCCCGGGCGGATCGCAATTCTTCTGTATGGGGATGGACGATCCGGAGAAACTGAAGAGTATCGAGAACCTGACCAGCGTTTGGATGGAAGAGACAACCGAGTTCTCCTATCCAGACTTCATGCAGGTAGACCTCCGCCTCCGTGGAGAGACCCCATCCTACAAGCAGATCGCCATGAGCTTCAATCCGATCCTATCAAACCAGTGGATTCCTGAAGAGTTCTTTGATGGCGACAACCCCAAGACCGACCTCAAAGACACCACCATAATGCGCTCGACATGGCGTGATAACCTGATGCTGAAGGACGAGGTGTATACCAGCCGCTTGACGGGACTCAAAGAGAAAGACGAAACGCTCTGGAAGATATACTCTGAGGGACTGTGGGGCGTCCTGAAGCATATTATATACAGCAATTATGATACCATAGATCCGAAGGACTGGCCGGCGGAGTTTGACGATGTGTGGTATGGGCTGGACTTCGGCTTCAATCATCCGACAGCACTGACGGAGATCGGAAGCCTGGACGAAGAGTTGTTCGAACGGGAGTTGATATATGAGTCCGGGCTGGAAACGCCAGACGTCATAGAGCGGCTTATCTTCCTTGAGGTGCATCCTTCAGCGCCTATATATGCAGATCCGTCACGACCTGACATCATCTCGTGGATTCACAATTCTGGGTTCAACATCAAGCCAGCCAACAACGCAGTCAAGCCGGGGATCGACTTCGTGAAAACTCACCATCCAAAGATATGTGGCGACTCGACTAACATACTGAAAGAGAAGAAGACTTATAAGCTCAAAGAAGACAAAGACGGGAATGTATTGCCGGCGGAGGTGCCGGTGAAGATATTTGATGACCTGATGGATGCGGAGCGGTATGCAGTCTATACGCACCTCAATCCAGAAGGTCAATCGAAAGTATGGTTTTTGTAGGGGGAATGAGCTATGCCAAAAGTAAAGTTTGCTAATCTAGTAGGGCGGACGTTGGAGAAAGTCGAGAGACAGAAAAGTCGTTATGGTGACAGCGACGAGATTTTATTCACCGCGAAGGGTGGACACACTGTCTGGAGAATGTATCATAGCAACGATTGTTGTGAGCATGTAGACATCGAAGAAGTCATAGGCGACTTCCAGGACTTGATCGGAACACCTATACTGAAGTCAACCGAACACGCGAATCAAGAGAAGCCGCCCAAAGATGCTAAATATGATGATCTTTGGCGCTGGACGTTCTATGATTTATCGACAATCAAGGGCACTGTCACTATCAGATGGTATGGCGCGAGCAATGGATATTACGGCGTGGCGGTAGACCTCAAGCGGATAAAGGGCCCGGGAGCCGATGATCGTGATGAGGGTTATTGAGGGGGAATGTGTTATGATAGCAAAACTGCTTAATTTAGTCGCGTTCCTGTGTGGGGGAATCGTCTTTGGTATGGCGTATGAGCAACGCCGATTTAGTTTTATCGTTGTAGGGACTATCATCGTTGCGGCGAATGGTCTGCAATTGATCTACCGTCTTTGGAAAACACGGGGGGAATGAATGATGAAAGCCGAAAGAATACGCAGGCTTTTCCAGAATGAGTGCAAAACAGAGGCCGACCATGAAGACTGTGTATTTGAGTTTATGAGCCTTTTCCGTAGTACACACACTCGTTTGGTTGTCGATGATTTGGACACTCTGGACAAGCGGATAAAGCAGGGCTGTAAGCCCAGCGGATTGCATTTGGTTAGCGAAATAGTATCGGAAGTCCGCCAGGCAATAAGGGGGAATGAAATGAGTGGATTACCAAAGGAAATAACCGAGTTTGAATGGTATAAGAACCTGCCCACCATAGAAAGCAGGTTGAAGCCGGGCATGGAGAAATACAGGGAAGAACTTGCGGAATGCGGCATTGATTTGGATGAGCTTGGAAGTTCCCGGCTTACGTTTTTACAGAGTTATTTAAGCCAACGCGGTGCCTATGGCAGTACGACTTTGAAGGAGGTAGCCGATAATCTCGACGCGCTGGTCAAAAGATATGACAGTTGTTTCGAGATGGGATTTGGTGATGTATCAATGAACACCAGCATTGCTATTAAGGAGATATTGGGGGAATAGGGGATATGAGGCTGTTATATGAAGGGAATCATAACTTGGGCAAAAGATATCCTTTTCAATGAGTGGGGCGGAAAGCAAATACAAGGGGACTCTAGCACAGGGGAGTTGGGATGGATCAACATGGACACTGCTGGCCTTACTGGAACGAAGGTCACTCCCAGCAATTACGAGTCCCAAATAGCCGCAAATAAAGGCCCTGTGCATTCGTCTCTGTCACTCACTGCCAAAAAAGTGGGGGCATCAGAACTCAGGATATACAGACCCAAAGGCAAGAGCAGGAAATCCATCCTCTATGTGACGCGGACCAGGGCCGTCCCGGAGCCACGAAGGACTGAGCTGTTGGAAAAAGCCGCCCCTGGCTCAGTCCTCTCGTTGGCTGATGACGTGGAGGAGGTTGTTGGCGGTCACAGGCTCATTGACGTGCTGACAAACGTGAACGCCTTCTATGATGCCTATCAGTTGAAGTATCTGACGGCAGCATATTTAGGTCTGACAGGGAACTGCTACTGGGTGCTAATCAAAGACAGTCTTGGGATCCCGAACGCCATCTGGATAGCACCTGCGGAATACATGAGAGTGAAGCCTGATAAGAATTTGTTTGTGGGTGGATACGTTTACAAGCGGGGCAGCCAGACAAAGACGTTCGCTCCTGACGAGGTTGTGCATTTCAAGAGCCCGGCACCCGGAGCGAAGTTTCAGTTCTATGGACGCGGCGATCTTATGGGCGCTGCCGATGACTTCAACCTGCTCCAGAACATATATGCTTTTGAGGCGGCTATATTCAGGAACGGGGGGATACCAGCAACGTTTTTGAGTACCCAGGGAAGTTGGACGGAAAAGGAGAAGGAGTCCTATCTGAAGCAGTACAATGAAAAGTTTCGAGGCCCCAATAAAGCGGGCGGCACAATGGTCGGGGAAAACGTCAAGGTTGAATCGTTGGGCTTGTCTCCCAGAGAGATGGCCTACCAGGGCAGCCGAATACATTTGAAGGATGATATTGCCGCGAACATGGGCGTCCCGCCTGCCATGATAACCAACAAGATAAATAGCAGGATGGCGCTGGATGCAAGCATGACGCAGATCGAGATGTTCAGTATCGCCCCAATGCTCACTTTGATACAGCAGGCGTTGAACGCCCAGATGATTCCACTCTACAAGAAAGACCCGATTTATGTTGAGTTTGATGATCCGGTATCTAAGGACAAAGAGTTTGAGCTGAAGCAGGATACGAACTTTGTGGAGTCTGGAATAGCCACCAGAAACGAGGTAAGAAAGAAACGGGGGCTTGAACCGATAGAGGGTGGCGACGTGGCTTATATTAACATGAACCAGGTGCCTCTGGGAACTGAAGTCTCCAGGCAGCCAACACAGACGCAGATTAGCGACATGGCAACAAAGGCATTGGATGAAGCAAAGAGCAGAATGTGGGGGGAATGATGAATATACTGGAACTGACTGAAGGCCTGGCGTGCCTTGATAGCAAAGAAGAACCAGAAAGGCAACATGGTTGCTGGGGGGAAATGGCTAGAAGGATATCGGGATATTTACTTGATATACAAAATGGGATGTCACACGAAGATGCTATTCAGAAACGCAAAACTCCAGACAGGGGGAATGAAGATGCGTAAAAAGAATTTTGATATGGAACGATGTGTGGGATGTAATAAGGAGATTTTGTTCGGGCAAAAGACGGGCATAAATGGCTCATGGCACGCCCGTTGCTGGAAGGCCTCAGAGCAGGGCGCAGCCTCAGCGAAGAGCTATATAAATGACCTTCTGCTGTCGCTGGGTTATCCGTCAGTTGACGAGTTGCAGGCAAAGGTTGGCTTCTCCAGTGCGGTGATTATAGATGAGGCTGTGCCAATATCCGAAACTGAGTGGACAAAGATGGAAGCACTCATGATGGGTGATGAGCAGATGCAAGGATACGATGGCGCGAAGCTTGTGCCCGCATTTGGGGAAGTGCCGGTCAAGAGGCCGCACGCTGTCCAGATAGCATAGGGGGAATGAGTGATGTGGCTGTATTGGCTCATAGCAATAATCTCATGGCAATGTGTTGGCGGGTATCTCATGGGCAGCTACCTCAAGCATTGTCGTGAGTATTGTGAGAAGGGTGAATAATGGGCTTTGCGATACAGATACAGCATGAAATCATCAAGGGCGTTGCAGACGAATTGGAGATGACTCTGAGATGGAATCGCTTTGCCAAGACTACAGCCCAGCAGGAGCGCAAGTTCAAGCCGGTTCTCAGAGAAGCGTTTACTAAGCAAGAGACTGACGTACTAAAGCGTGTTAAGAAGAACCCGCCCCCAGAGAAAGCGCCATCGGACATATATCAGCCCTGGTTGTTCGACCCTGATGAATGGCAGTTGATCCTTGAGGGGGCTGCAAAACCGTTTGTAGAGACCTCGATGGGGGAGGGCTGGGTTGCCAGCGTGAAGGATATTAACCACGCGCTGGGGGTAACGTTAGCCCTGGACTTCGACTTGAAGGATCCCAACATAGCGAAGATTATCAAAGACAAGCTCCACAAGTTCTCATTCGAGGTGAATAAGGAGACCACGAGGCTATTAAAGGCAGAGTTCGCAGAAGCCATCAAGGACGGTGACAGCATCCCGGTTATCGAGCAGCGAGTCAAGAAAGTGTTTGGCTTCACGAAGAAGTCCAGGGTCAATACCATAGCCAGAACGGAGATTGGCGGCGTCTACAGTGCGGGGAATTTGGAGGCTATGGTTGCCAGCGGAGTTGTGGATACGAAGAAATGGATCGCCACGAGGGACAACCTGACGAGGGACACTCACAGAGCTATTGACGGCGAGGTTGTTCCGCTAAAGGATGAGTTCAGCATTGGCGTTCGCTTTCCCAGGGATTGGAGCGGGCCGGCGGCTGAGGTGATAAATTGCAGGTGTTCAATGATGGCTCAGGATTTCGTAATATAGGGGGAATGAATTATGAGAATGAGAGTAGTAGATTGCAAAGAGTGTGACGCCTATCTCTATTGCTGCAAAGTGAAAAAAAATACCGCAGTGCTTTTGGCTTCGCCGGCGGCGGGGATGGCTCTGTGTGATATTTGTTACGGGGCGCGATATATAACAATCCGGCGTAGTCCACCAAACGAAGATAACATTGTGCGCTGCGGTCGTTGCAATGCGACCGGGTGGGTTAAGGTATCGAAAGACGAACCAGAAGGGGAAGAGGCAGCAGAAACATCAGGCGGCAATATTTTGTGTCGTCTACCTTGCGATCCCAGATGGTGTGAAATTGGCGAAATATGTGAGTCTCCAAACAAAAGGCCGGGCAATCCGAACGAACCAGCAGATACAGAAGTCAAGCTCTGTGTCCACTGTGAAGCAAAGCAGGCGGTAATAGATAAGCTGGGGGCGGCAGTGAGAGAGATATATCTGTTTTTGAAAACGAGGTCAGGGGAAATGGGTGCCGGGTCTATAGCGCATCTCGAATATATATGTAAAGAAACGGCCCGCGAAGCAGGGATTGACATTGAGGGGAAAGAGTCTGCCCAACACGGAGACGGATCGCATATCATGAGTGACGATGAAAAAATAGCTAGTATGAGAGCCAAAGATTTAGAGATACAGGGGGAATAACCAAAGGGTGACGTTATGGCAGTAGTATTGGATAAGATGTTCGCGCAGACAAGGATTGAGAAAGGGTCGTTTGATGACGACGAACGAAGTTTTATAGCATGGGCGTCCCGTCCAGTGCTGGATCGTGACCATGAAATTATCGCTCATGACGCATGGGATTTGGAGAACTACGAGAAAAATAAAGTCCTTCTATGGGCGCATGACTACACGCGGCCGCCCATTGGGAAAGTGCTATGGCTGAAGCCACAGAAGAACGGCCTGAAGTTCAAGCCGCAGTTTGCAGATACAGCAATGGCGAAGGAAATCTATGAGCTATACAAGGACGGTTTCATGAGTACGTTTTCTGTGGGCTTCATCCCTAACGAGTGGAATGATGACGACGAGCAAGCAAAAGACGGGGAGGCATTCAACAGGCCGCTCAGGACTTACACTGACGTGGAACTTCTAGAAATCTCCTGCGTACCCGTTCCTTCCTGTCCCGACGCTGTGGCAGAGCGATATGCAAATGGAGAGATAAGAACGAAAGGATTGAAGACAGCCATCGAGCATTCGGTTTCCAAAACCGTGATCCCCTTCAAGAAACACAGCCTGGCTCCAGAAGACACAGCATGGAACGGGCCGGCGGAGAGATCTGCCGCAGAGGTATCCGATCTCAAGCTCATGAGTACCTGGTACGACTCTGAGAATGCAGACGTGAAAGGATCATACAAGCTCCCACATCACAAGGCCAGTGGGCACAGCACAGTATGGCGTGGAGTTGCAGCCGCTATGGTCGCTCTATTGGGAGGCCGTGGCGGGGTTGCTATACCTTCAGGCGACAAGAAGGGCGTCTATAACCACCTTGCGAAGCATTACAAGGAATTTGACAAGCCTGTGCCGGAGTTCAAGGAATACGAGGACGCTGAACTGAAGGCACTCTTCAATGAAGAGGAATTGCGTGAACAGGTTGAAGATACGGAAACTATAGAGACGTCCGCCGGCGACGTTGCTGGAGGCTGGGAGCCTGTTGAGATAGAGGAGCGCGACCCCATAGAAGCCATGAGGCGCGAAGGGCTTGAGAAGGCTGAGGATGGTTTTATCCCGGTATCTGTGAGCATGTGGAATGAGATGTGTTCAACCGTGAAGGTTGCCAGTGCAAAATCAGACGCCTATCTCCAGCAAGTGTATGGAGGCATTACTCCGCCAGATGGGAAGTGGAATAAAAGCCTGTCTGACGCATTCGACCTGCCGGTTCTGGAGGACGTAACCTCGTCGTTCAAATACACGCTATATGCTGATTATCTGAGTTGTGAGATTAAGAACATATACATGAACAGCTACGAGATTCCATCCCCATTGCTGGGTTCTTATATGGATGCTATCCAGAGACTGACTGCTGATTTCACCGTCCACGATATTCGGCGCTTTTCCAGTAAAGGCGAAGAGACACCCCCTATCACTGATAAAATACAGTTGACCCGGGATGAGTATGGCGAATATCTCGTTAGCGGTACAAAGTTCTGCGAGGCTGATGGCTATAATATCATTCTAAACTTTTCGGCGAGTTGGTATGGCCTGGACTTCAGTGTGATTACGTCCGCAGAAAAAGCAGACGCAAATCGTGAAATTCTGAATGGGATTCATAAGGACGCGTCTGGAAACGTCATGATGAAGGGCGAGAAGTTTTCCCTCTCCGGTGAGTTCCTGGACCCCACGGACGAGGTATGGGATGACGTTGTAATACCAGACGAAGACAAGACGGCTATCCGTAAGTCTATGAGCGTTCTGGAAGACGGCAAGAGCCGCGGGCTACTGATGGTCGGCCCTCCAGGAACTGGCAAGACAATGACCGGGCGCATAATGATGAACGTCACAGAGTCAACCTACATCTGGGTAAGCTCCAGGGACTTCGGCTATTCCGCTTCGTCGCGGATCATCAACCTGGCTTTCAACATGGCAAGACGGCTGGCTCCCACGATCCTATTCATGGAGGACATTGACGGGTGGCTGGGCGGCGGCTCTACTGATGCTATGAAGACAGAGATGGATGGCATTCGCGCCACAAAGGGGGTTATGAGCGTACTCACGACAAACTTCCCCCAGAGATTGCCGAAGGCCTTGATAGATAGGCCGGGACGTTTCCACCATGTCATACTCTTTGATCTCCCCGATGTTAAGCAGAGACATCAGATGCTTGCAACATGGACGGATGGCGTTGACAAAGAAACTCTGATCGACATAGCGAAAAAGACGGAAGGATTCTCAGGAGCGCATATACGGGAGCTGGTTGACTACGCTGAATTTATATCTGACGAGGAGGGCATCCCTACAGGGAAGGCTCTGGTTCGAAGCATGGAGAAATTGCAGGAACAGCGCGAACTCGTTGCCAGTTTCGATACTGAGAAAGGCCCGGCTCCTGATATGATCGAATACACCGACGAGGATTTTGACCTCATGGTTCAGCAGGAATTGAAAATAAAAAAGCAAGCCGAGGCGATAAAATCCCTTCGGCACGATATTGCAGTCCTCAACGCGAAAATGAGGGTTGCGCTAGGCGGGACTGGATAAGTCCCCTTACGGTAGCGATGGTAGGTTTATGACCACTGGCGATAGTAATGACGGCTTCGGTCGTCATGGCGCTATTAGGTGGGCATTGCTGGCGCCATTAGCCGACGGATAAGAAACAACGCAAATACGGCTAAGAGGTGAAGTACAATGCCACAAGCAACACCGGAAGAACTGAAAAAGAAACTTGATGAGCAGGTTGATAAACTTAATAACAAGGAATACGAGACGCCCACTGAACTCATGGAAATCAAAAAGAAAATGGGCGTCAATACCGACGAGTTGTCACCCGACTCGATAGACCTTCTCGCTGCGGACGTTGATGAGATGAAGAAATCCCTCGACGACCTCATTGAGAAGCAGAAGGAAGCTACTGGCGACCTCCCTGTGAAAGAGCCAGACCTTCTGGAGGGTGCTCATCTTGGCGGACTGTTCAAGGAACTTCGCGAAGCTACGCATTACGGCAAGGCTGAAGGGCCGATACTCAGGTCAATGGAATTGACGCCCGATCAGCTAAAATCTGATGGCGTGGTAGTCCCTGAGAAGCTAATGAGGGCATTTTGGAACTCCGCGCTTAAGACTACTGGCTATCTGGAAGAGGGTCAGGGGTCGTTAGGCGGCTTCACAGTCGCTGAACAGTTTGTGCCAACACTGTTGTCGATCCCACTCCAGGAGCCAATCGTCCGGTCAAGAGCCTGGAACATACCTACAACCACCAACGTCATCAAAATCCCCCGCATAAATGACACCACCCATGCCGAGAATGTGTATGGCGGTGTTACGGGAAACTGGACGGCTGAGGGCGCTTCAATAAGCGTCTCGAACCCGGCATTTGCTCAGTGTGTCCTCATGGCAAAGAAGCTGGCACTTCTGACTTATGCCAGCAATGAGCTGCTTGAGGATAACGCTGTGGGCCTCAACCAGGTTCTGACGAGGCTGTTCGCGGAAGCTCTGGGGTGGTTTGAGGATAAGGCGTTCATCAAAGGCTCCGGCGTGAATGAGCCGCTGGGTCTCCTGAATGCTCCCTGTCTGGATAGCGTAAGCATCGCAACTGGCTCGGTGTTCCGCATCGAGGATGCTTGCAAGATGTATGCGAATCTGCTTCCAGGGTCTGAAGCCCGGGCAATCTGGATCATGAACCCCAGCGTCAAGCAAGCGTTGCCTCAGATGCTCACTCTGGGAAGTGCTACCGCAGGCGCTCCAAACATCTGGTATCCTGCTGCCCTGAGCATCAAGGATTCTCCAGAACCGTGGAGGCTCCTGGGCATTCCCATCTTTTGGTCAGAACATCTCGCGGCATTGGGTACTGACCAGGACGTAATTCTCACTGACCTGAGCTATTACATCCTGATGAGCAGGCAAGGCATCAGGGCGTCTGTATCCACAGAATCGCGCTTTGCCAACGATGAGACTGGCTATAAGCTGACTGAGCGAACTGATGGGCAGCCGTGGCCATCTTCGACACTAACACTGGCGGATGGTGCAACCACCGTCTCCCCCATTGTGGCTTCTGATCATGCTTAGAGCATGACTCAACAACACAGGGGGTGAGTTTTATGACTATGAAATTTGGCGAGTTTCTAAAGAATGTTTTTGAATACTCTAAAGGCAGCACTGACGCATCCAAAGCCTTAGAGGGCTATAGAGCTAAGACCACCGGATACTTAGAGGAGGATCAAGGCTCGATGGGTGGGTTTACAGTGCCGGAGGAGACGTACAAAAGCATCATGGATCTCGCTTTGGAGAATAGTATAGTCAGACCCCGCGCAACGATTGTGCAGATGGAGAGCAATGTGATCGGTATCTCCAGAATCGTAGATACTACACATGCGTCAAGTGTGCTGGGAGGCGTCACTGTAACGTGGACAAACGAAGGCGACGCTATGAGCGAAAGCAACCCGGCACTCGGGCAGCTAGTTTTAAGAGCGAAGGGACTGAAGGGACTCTGCTACACCTCCAGCGAATGGCTGGAGGATTCGGGAGTTCCACCGGAGGATCTGCTGAGACAAGCCTTTGGTCAGGCCATTGGCTTCTATGCAGATGACGAGTACATTAACGGAACTGGGGTCACGAGGCCGCTGGGTATTCTAAACAGCGGTGCGCTGATCCCTGTGACCAGAGCCGGAACCGCCTTAGCGTGGGGAGACATAGTGAATATGGACGCCAGGCTGCTCCCCAGGTCGGAGAAGAAGGCAATCTGGGTCATGAACTCGGAGGCAAAGCCCAGTATCTATGGGCTGTCACCGGGTTCCGGCTGGGTTTCTGAAGGGAAGATACTCAACAAGGACTATGAAATCTCTGAAAAGCTGCCAAGCTGGGGTCATTCCGGCGACGTTCTTCTGGCAGATTTCAGTGAGTATTGCATAGGAGACAGGGACTTGATTATCCAGGCGTCCAGCGCGTATGCGTTTGCCACTGATAATATCGCCTGGAAGTTCATATTGAGGACTGACGGAGCGCCAATTCCGGCGGCTCCGGTGACACCCAAGAACGGGTCAAGAACGCAGTCGCCGTTCATAATTTTGAGCGGTGGAGTGAGTTCTTCATCCGGCAGCGAATCTTCAAGCTCGACAAGTGAGAGTTCGTATTCGCTGAGTTCGTCATCGAGCAGTTCGTCAACATCTTCGAGCTCCTCCTCCTCGTCGTCATCCAGTTCTTCGGAATCGGTTTCAAGTTCCTCCTCATCGAGTTCAGAATCGGTGTCGAGTTCTAGCAGCTCGTCCTCCAGCTCTTCAAGCTCGTCTTCAAGTTCTAGCGCAGGGGCATGATACACAAATGAGGTGAAATACAATGCCAAACAACAGGTTCAAGGAAAGAAGCAACGCACATGATGCCGTAACGACCTACGCGATTGCAACTGCCGCACTGGGCGGAGAGAGTAGCGATGTCCTGAAACCCGCCGGGTTCTACGACATGGAGAACTACGACGCTATCCTGGGTCAGTGCGTCGCCAGTAACGTCGTCAATACCCATGTCCTGACCCTTACCATGTGGGAGGCTACAGATACCGATGGCGGGGGTTCACAGACCATAACCGGACGTACTGCGGTTTATACTTCGTCGCAGGTAACTGATGTGTTTGCTCAGACCATCGAAGTGGATGCCGATATGCTGACCGACGGATATGACTACGTTGGAATGCAGGCGTCAACGGATGATGCTGATGGGACAGAGGCTGTGACTTTGAGTTTGATCCCGACCTTTGGGAGATACCCGCAGGCCAGTCCTGTAGCATAAGGAGATTGGGCGGCTGGTGGGACTGTCCAGTTCCATCTCCACCAGTCGCTCATCATTACACAGGGGGAATGAGTATGAAAGACAAAGTGGAAGCCGCCAAAGACGATGAGATATGTCCTGTCTGCAACCGCGGCGAATTGACTGAGACTAAGTCGTGTATGCTCTGTGGCTGGACTATGATACTGGGGTTTCCAATGACAATGGAGGCGTACGCTAAACTTGTAGACGAAGACGCCTCTAACACCAGGGGGAATGGGGAATGAGATACAGAGTATATCACGGCGGAGAGATGATATATCCCGAAGCCCACGAAGGCTATGCGGTATATCAAGACGGCAAGGTTGTAAAAACAAAAACAGTGGCTAGTGGAAGGGTATATATAGATGGGGTTGCGAAGGGCGCGTTCACGATGCTTTCCCTGGACAAGAAGGACAAGAATGGCAAAGAAATCTTCATCGACGACATTCTCAAAGCAGAGGGCGAGAAAAAGTTGATCCATCTGGAGTCAATGGGAAGCATGGATGTGTCAATAACTTATAGCGGTATTTACTTGGGTGCGTTTGAGTCAAGCGAGCTTGAGGTCGTTGGCAACATCTATGAAAATCCTGAACTCAGAGAGGGGGCTGGAAGAGTATGAATTTACTCTGGCTCTCAGCCACTCCTGAATGCCACTCAGGATATGGCAACGCTACCAGGCACATGATTAGCTGGCTCACAAAGCAGGGGCATTGGGTAGCTGCTGCAACGAAACATCCGGTTTCTATCAGATGGCGGATGTGGAACGTTCCAGGGACGGACAAACAGAGGCCGATACTGGCAGGGACTAACGTAAAAGTCATCAATAATGACATAATGGACAAATGGAAGCTCGACTGCTGTATAAGCATGTATGACGTATGGGCACTAAAGACTCCCATCCATCGGCACATCCCCTGGATACCCATAGACACTCAGAACGTGAGTGAGAAGATCGTCAAGGTTGTGAAGGATACGCCCATGCAGATCGCCATGACTAAGCATGGGAAGAGGGAACTTGAGGCTAACGGCCTGTCTCCAGAATATGCTCCCATCGGCTTTGACCCTGAAGTATTCCATCCTAAGCCGGACAAGGCGCAGGAGTTCAGAGAGACACTTCTCTGGAAAGACGGCCTGAAGCCTGACGACATGTTTCTGATAGGATCGGTCGGCTTGAACTATCCAGACGACCGGAAGGGGTTTGTGATTCTCTTGCAGGCGTTCAGGGAATTCAGAAAGAAACACCCGGAGGCGCGGCTGTTCCTGCACACCCAGGCTCGTAAGGATCAGGGCACCAACTACGCAAAGATTGCTCAAGAGCTTGGGGTCATGGACTACATCGGCTGGCCAGACCAGGCTCAGTTTTGGCTGGGCCAATACACCGCAGAAACTTTAGCCAGTATGTATTCAGGGATGGACGTGTTCTGTCTCCCAACGAGAGGCGAAGGATTTGGAATGCCTGTTGTGGAGGCTCAGGCGTGCGGAACTCCAGTCGTGGTGACTGAGAACACCAGCGGGCCGGAACTCACAAGAAGTGGATGCCTGATCCATACTGATAGTGATGACTATGTATATACAGGCCTCAACACATGGCGGGTGCAGCCCAAGCCCAGTTCTGTAGTTCGGAGTTTGGCTCATGTGCGCTCGTTGACATGGATAGGGATGCGAAAGGAAATCTCCGCCGGTGTTCAGGAATACGCATGGCCTAACGTCTGGGAGAATCACTGGGATCCAATCATTAAGAAGATCGAGGGAATGCTGCCAATAGAGGGGGAAAGCAATGGCAACAGTAGCGACGACGAAGAAGTTTAGAATCAGAATGATAACGCCGTGGACTGGAATGATAGACGGCGTGGAGCGAACAGTGAGAGCCGGGGAAGAGGTTGACGTTGATATAGACACCTTCCGTGCCCTGGTCTTCATACATGGGAAAGCTGAGGCGGTAACTGTGGATGAGATCGTGGCGGACGCTAAGAAACCAAAGAAACCGAAGAAGTCCAAAGGGACAACAGCAAGCACTATTAAGGGCAGACGCACGCCCGATAAAGACAAGATGCTGAAGACTTCAACGCAGAAATCGGGGGAATAAGTGTGGCGGCGAATAGCCGTCATTCAGCGCGCTGAACTGTGGCAGGGAGAAGAAATTCCCCCATCCCTGCCGCTTATGGTGATGATAATGGCATTCACTCACAACATAATCGAAGTCAGGCCGTATCTGGATTCGTGGCTTGTTAATATCGAGATCACAGATACAGACACAGGCCGGATATACAATCGCCGATTTAATAGTGATCATAATCCATCTGCGCCAGAACAGGAAGCCTTTGCCGCTGTTGCAAAATTGCGAATACAGGCAGGGTTGGATTACGAAGCTAACGACCTGAATCTGACCTCTAATGAGGATGTTTTGCTCGAATACTATCGCGGAATCAAGACTGATGTTATTCTACGAATCCGGGAATATCCAGGAGCTAACCTGCAACAAGCCGCTGATTATATCTCAGGTAAGTATCCAACCTCTCCGCTCAACTTTACCGAATTATACAACCGGTGGCTTACTATAACAGACTCAGCAAGCTGGTCAGAGTTCAAGCAGTTCTGCATCAATCATAAATTCCAGGGAATCGACTAATGGCTGACAGATACATCGACAATACAAAAGAATCAGGGACATTGACAGGCGCAAACTGGCAGTGTACCAATGGCTCTACTACGGTAACAGAAAGCGGTGCCGCTGGTAATGCTCTGGCGGAATTGTCAGCAGGCGACTATTTCCGTACTACTGGCGGGACTCAGTGGTATAAAGTTGCATCTGTCACCGATAATGATAACTTTGAGATAGCTATAAACTTCCAGCAAGGCACAGTGACTGCGGCCGGTAAATTTAACAATGAGGACGGGTCAGCAGTTGGCCAGGAGTTTCCACATCTGAATGCCGCCACAACAGATGAGGTACGATCTGCTGGTGATATTGTTCGTGTACGCGGTGGCCAAACTCATGTATACGCCGGCATAGATATTACATTTGATGAGAAAGCAACAGTCAACAATTATATTGAAGTGAGAGGTATTTATACGGCGGCTGGGGATGATAGCTGGGGAGATGGCGATACTACGAAACCTAGTATAGATTTCGATAACACAGCTTTTCAAATATTGGTAAATAACGATTATTACTGGAAATTCCTGAATCTTGATATAAAGCAGTCTACTGATGCATTAGGTGCTATATACTTTAGTGCTGGAATGGGGGGCATAGTTGATAATTGCGATATTCACGATAATGGTAGTTCGGGGCTAAGAAGTTTCAATACGCCTATCCAGATATTAAACAGCACCTTTATGGATAATATAAGTCAGAACTTAATTGCGTCGAATTCGATTGCGATAATCAGGAACTGCACTTTTAACGGCGGCGCTGGCGGAACAACAATTGGATTGCTTTTGATAAGCACCATTGCGACAATCGTCGATTCTACGTTTGGAGTGACGACAGAACATAGCTCTGGTGATATTTCATTAGGTCTAGGAGGTTGTCAGATTGCGGGTCGAAATGTAATCTTAGGGTCTACGGCGCAGGTAATTGGTCAGACTATAAAAGGTCAACAATTAAATTACGTCAGGATAGAAGACGACTCTCAAACCCATTTGGCATTTCAAGCGTGGTATTTCACAGGCAATGTTATCAGAACGACAGCGGTGGAGCGAAGCGGGGAGGGCGGAACCGACTGGTCAATATTGGGCGAACCGAACTCGAACTGCGGTAGCGAGCAACCTCTGTATATTATGGGTGATTGGATTCGTGGCATGCCTATCTATCTGGATGGCACAGAGCAGACGATTACGGTATATGCCTATGCCGATTCAACTGGCGGTGGATGGACGCCAAATGCTAGTGAATTCCGTATCGAGGTAGAGCATTATGAAGGCGCTGCTGATTGGGAGCTTGACGTATCTACAGATACTTTTGCCGCAGAAGATCAGTGGGAAGCCTTCTCCATAACGTTGACACCAGGAGCAGCTGGGCCGGCATATCTGAGAGCAGTATTGAATGATTATGCAGCAGGTGGAAAGGTATATGTTGACCCGACACCGATTTTGAGTTAGGATACGCAATGGCAGTGACAGGCACAGTGATCGTAACTATAGACGGAGCATGGGTCGGCTTTGGGGTGCGGATTATAACCGATGTAGACGGTGTTGATGCCGCCTGGGAATCCGTGTCTTCCTCTAGTTCGTCAAGTTCGGAATCGGTGTCCTCGTCATCGAGTAGCCTTTCAAGCTCCTCATCATCTTCTGAGTCAGTATCTTCTTCCTCGTCTTCAAGCTCCAGTAGCCTCTCAGAATCGTCTTCATCTTTCGTCCCCTTATTACGCATTACTATTTTCCTTCTGGGAGACAAGCATATAATCAAAAGCAGGGCTGATAAGCATATAATTACCAGCATGTCAGACAAGCACAAAATAACGAGGGCGCACAGGGTGGCCTTGCCCATAGCCGCATAAAGGGATGGATTATGCCCAGAAAAATAATAAAGAACAAAAAGAAGTATTCCAGGTTATTGATCACCGAAGAGGATGGCGAGAACATCACCGTCAGTAGCCCACTCATGGACGTGGTGAACTCTACGGGTACTGTGATTCAGGCGGAGGCAGCGGCATCTCTTGACGACAACGGGACTGCGGCTGTGACCATATATGGGCTGGTAGACACAACGCCGGCGACTTTCATTGATGGGGAATGGGTGAAGGCCAGGTTTACTTTCACAATAGGGGATGAGGTTCTGGGTGGGGTTGACCCCATAGAGATTGGAGAGGTGAAATTATGATTGCCGATCTGGATACCTTCAAGACCTTCATGGATATAGCGGAGACAGACGACAGCCAGAACGAGCTTCTGAATCTCTTTCTCAACGCCGTGGATGGCCTGTTTAACGAGCTTTGTGACCGTGAGTTTGACAGCACGTCATACACGCATGAGATGCACAATGGGAAGGGTGGGCCGCGACTGTGGCTGAAGCACATCCCAGTCACAGCGATAGCGGAAATCTCCGCTTCAAGAATTCCTGCGCTGAAGATAAAGAACACGATCTCAGACGCCGCCAGATGCACAATAGACATGGACGTATCAGCGGAGACTCTATCCTGGGCTATTGTCGGTGGAGCCAGCGCCGCCAGTGACGACTTTGACCTGACAGCCGCAGCGTATGATACACTTGCAGAACTGGTTACTGGCATAAACGCGTTAGGCTCTGGATGGAGTGCGGAAGTATACGACACAGATCTCAACAGCATCCCATCGACGGAACTGCTGGAGGTCATGGGTCTCAACTGCGGCGTTCCCAGGGGCGGTGGAGATGCTACGTTCAAAGAGCTTGACATTCCAGGCACTCCGCTGGATGGGTCATTCAGGATTGAGGATGCAGAGATGGGGATGATCTTCTATGCGCCCGGCTTCACAAAGGGCATCCAGAACGTCATGGCCTCATACACGGCCGGCTATTCTGCGACAACAATGCCCAGCGATCTCAAGATGGGCGTGCTTGCCGGATCGCAGGCATTGTATCTCAGGAATGCAGAGGATGGCTTTGGAGCAAGTAGTTTTTCGGGCGGCGGTCTCAATATGCGCTATGGTGAATGGCTGCCGGATATAAGCCTCAAGATGATTGCTAAGTACATGCGTAAGACAGTAGGATAGGGGGAATGCTTTATGGACATAGACGATCTAAAGTGGATGCTTAGAGACTATGACGATGATGTTGAGGTTCTCGTAGAGGTGCCGGGGAGCGGACTCTATAACATTGTGCGGACATCAGATATTGCGGATGCCCATACAATTACGTTGGTCTGCGAAAAAGCCATGAAGGAAGTGCCCGCGCAGGCAATAGAAGAAGAGGGGGAATGATCATGGGAGCATACGAAGCGATAGGGATGTTAAAAAAGATGGTGGAGCAGATTAAAGAAAGCCAGGGTTTCCACGCGCCTTCGGAAATGAATGATTTTCAAAAGCTCTTGGTTGTAGTTGATGCCGCTGTATTCATGATAGGCGAATTGAATGCCAAGATAAACAAACTAGAAAAAGAGGCATGTGATACAGGGAGCCGGACAACCTATATTATACAGCCCGGCTTATATCATCGCGGTGCGCGTTTGTCCGATGATCAAGAGGGCAGGTAGATGGCAGGCAGAAACGTCAAATGCAGACTGGAGCAGCCCATAGATACTCGCACGGCAACAGGCGGAAGGACGCGTTCATGGCCGAATCTGCCGGAGTTCGGGGGCAGTCTAAGCCCGCTATCCGCTAACGAACAGGAACTTTGGGAGCGGGATATTGAGGACGCTTCTTTGAAGCTAATGGTGATGGGCAGGGCTATTGCAGGGCAGCATCGGGACAAAGTGACGTTCAAGAATCGAATCGTGATCCTGAATCGTAGGAATCCGCTGGATGAGGAAGTGTATGACATCATTGGAGTGAAACGTCATCGAAGGGCTGGCAGGCTCAGGCTATTCGAGATCATTCTGGGGAAAATAACGTAATGTTCAAGATGCGATGGCATGGTGACGAATTTGAAAAGCACGTTGACAATGAAGTGGTGAAGCGGCTGGAAATCTCTGGCTTCATAGTCGGCGGAGAGATCAAGCGGGTCATCACCGACAAGGGGCTGATTCTCTCCGGCCTGTATCGGGATACCATCACCCATGAGGTCATTCCGGCGGAACTGAAGGTGAAGATTGGCAGCCCTATCACGAACCCGCCATATCCACTGTTTCTGGAGGTGGGTACATCCAGGGGGATTCCGGCTCACGCTCCAATGAGGACGGGATTGGCAAACAGCAAGAGCAGGCTGCAGGCGGTGTGGAGATAGGAGTTGGGCATGTCTAAAAATAATGCAAGGGGGCAGAAAATATATCATTCTATGGCGGAAATAGAGAAGGACTTTTTCCCCTCGTTGTATGAAGAACGCATGGAAAGAAAACGAGAGAGTGAGTCTCCCGAAGAAACGGGAACCCGGATCGTATCTGAAATACTTGAGGCCATTAGAGAGGAACTTAACAAATAAAAATGGACACTTTTGGCGCAGTATTCACAGCGATAGAAAACAAGTTCAAAGCGAATCCCACGCTGGTAGGCTTGCTGGGGGGAAGCACCGGAAGGAACGCATACAGACTGTATAACAAGCGCGCTGTGGAAGACCCGGCATTTCCATACGTCGTTGTGTTCATCACCAATGCCACGCCAGAGGATACGTTTACAGAAGAGGGGGAAGTTCTCAACGTTCAGTTTAATATCTACGACTGGGATCAGGACAGCCCCGATGACGATTCAACGGTCAACGCTGTTTACAGCGCACTGGATAACCTCTTCAATAAATGTGATTTGACGGTATCCGGGTATAACTTTATTTATATGCTACGCAGCAATATGATACCTGTTCGAACGACGGATGATACGCAACAGATAACTGTGAACTATGAGATCATGATACAGGAAAATTAGGGGGAATGAAAATGTCAACGGTATTGACCATTGAGGATGTAAGAAAGGCATTGGATAGTCTTATTGAAAAAAAACAGACCTTCGTGACTCCAAGACAGATGCTCTCTTTGTCTGGAATCACCTTCACAGATGAGCAATGGGAAAAACTGCAAAGTGACTGGCCAGATATGATGAAGGATGCCTGGGAGAGGGGGAAAGAAGATGACGCTCGCAGCAGCAATGATGGTCAGGAATGAGGAGGTCTTACTTCCAGGATGTTTGAAATCCATACTGCCTGTGATCCCGAAAGAGCGGATCGCCGTTGTGGACACAGGCTCCACGGATAAGACACTTGCAGTGGCGTCAGATTTCGGGGTGAAGCTCTATCATCCCGGAATGGCAGACGTTCACGCGTGGCAGCATGACTTCAGCTTCCACCGTAACCAGTCTTTTGATTATGTGTCTGAAATCCCTGGGGTGACTCACATCCTGGTTATAGATGCTGATGAGCGACTGAAGCCGGAGTCGGCAGGGAGGGTTCCATTCCTGCTGGACTTCATGGACAACAACGACCTCAACTTCGCCATCATGCAGATTGAGAATGAGCTGAGTGACGGCGGTATGGGTCTCCACATAATGCCCCGCATCTTCAGGAAGGGAACCGTGATCTTTCAGGGAGTGGTCCAGGAACAGCCCATCACAACAGGCAAGGGATATATGTCGAATCTCTGTATCTCTCATCTTGGCTATGCGCTGGACGCGGAGGCTATGGATCAGAAGCTGAAAAGGCGGGAGGATCTGTTAAGGATGGCGCTGGACAAAGAGCCGTGGAACTCGCTTTACAGTCAAAGCCTTATCAAGAATCTGAGAGCGCAAGGGCAGTGGAAAGAATGTGCAAAGCTGGCGGATGAGCTGCTGGCTGGTGATACAGAGCTATCCCGGGCGCAGGAGCAAAGGGCCTCAGTGGATCGTCTGATAGCAGGAATGGCTACGGAAGACCCGCTGGCCTTCGTTACAGCTAAGAGGCTGGCAGAACAATTCCCTGAGAATCTGGACATTCAATACTATCTGGGTTCGCTGTGCCTGGATAATGATGATTTGGATGGCGCTATTGAAGCTATCAAGAGCTATCTTATGATCAGATTCACCATCCAGACCGTAGGGTTGCATGAGCCTCTGGTTCTGAACACATGGGGTTTGCAAGTTCTGGCATTCAATAATCTGGGGTTTGCTCAATGGAAGAAGGGCGATCTCATAGGCGCGCTGGAGTCTATGTTTTTAGGGAAGAGTTTGAACGGGAACATGGAAGGTCTCAATGAGAACATGAGGCAGATAGTTAAGACACTGTTATTCAAAGAAGGGGAGATGCAAAAGTATTTCCCAGAATTGATGGGGGATTCGGGGGAAGAGGGAGTCGATTAACATGGGTGCAGGCGCAAAAGCAGGATACGGAGGCGGCGTCACTCTAAGCGGTCTGACCGTAGGGGTCAAGACCTGGATTATCAATACTGTAAATGAGCCGCTGGAAACAACCACGCTGGCAGATGGTCAGACCAGAACTTTCATCCCGGGCCTGAATTCGTTTACAGGCTCTTTTGAAGGCAACTGGGATGCATCAAACACTATCGCTGTTGGAGATACAGGACAAGCGACGTTCTACCCAGGAGAAGGAACGGCGCTGGCATATACGGGACACATAATCGTCAGTGGTCTGGACATTGAGGATGCTCACGACGGAGTGATAAACGGTCCGATCACCTACCAGGGGTCTGGCACGCTGCCAACGCTGAGTAGTAGCTCCAGTTCGTCGACAAGCTCCTCATCCAGCAGCTCAAGTTCTGCATCAGCATAAACTAACGAGGGGGACATCATGGGGGATAGTGTAGCGAACGCGGTGGGCAAAGGCCCGGCGCTGATATTAACTGTTGATGGGGAGGATTACATACTGGCTCCACTGAAGATGGAGGATCTGGCTGATGTGGAGCTTGAGGCAAAGAGGCGTCACAGGGCGGACGTTCTGGCGATCATCAAAGACGCTGGGAATCTTCTAACACCAGAACATCGGTTGGAGATGTTCAAGGATCTTTCCATAGAAAGCCGCAGCGCACTGGATTTTCTGGGCACTATGTCCGGTCTTGATTACCTCCTCACTCTGAGGATTCGGAGATCCTATCCAGATATGAGCGAGGAGGAAATAAAGTCGCTCGTAACTGTGCAGGCTATCAAGGATATGGAACGGGAAGTCGCGGAGCTTGTTGGCTTGGACAAATTTATAGGAGAAGATGAAGGTGATGCCAGCCCCCCGGACAGCGGATGACGTGGGAGGAAACCTGCATAGTGTTGGAAAAATACTATGAGATCAGCCCTCTCGATATACCAAAGATGACGCTATATCAAGTCGCTTATCACATTGAAAAGGTCGGCTGGATAGAAGGCGAGCGTAAGAGCAAGGCAGGCTCCAGAACCATGTCATCCGCAGAGACAATCATGGGAGGCACGCCGGGCAACGTTCCATCAACGGCTGACATCAGAGCGTTGGCCAGACAGATCAACACGAACATAGTCATCCCGGAGAATTGAAATGGCGCTACCGATAGCAGAGGCGTTCGTAGAGATACGAGGAAGGACTGCGAAATATAGGGCGAAGATTACTCAGGCGAAGCGACAAACGGAAGGTTTTGGAAAGTCGGCAGGCAAGTCGCTGAAGATGGTCACTTTGGGCCTTGCGGCTCTCGGAGCCGCTGCCGCTGTCACTGCCGCGGTTATCGCTGTCAAGCTCACTAAATCTATTATCCGCTTAGGCTCTCAAGCCCTACAAAGTTTTGCCCAGCTTCAGCAGGGAATGGCTGAAGTATCGACAATGATCAAAGGCAACTTTGGCCCTGCTCTTACTGCGCTAAGCACTGGGGTAAGAAAATTGTCGCTGGAGGTTCCTCATGCAACAGAGAGCCTAAGCACCGCCTTATATGATTTGCTATCCGCATCCGTACCTGTATCGGAATCACTGAAGGCGTTAAAAACTTCTAGTAGGGCGGCAGTAGCGGGTCTGAGTAGTGTTCAAACCGCCGCAAACTTAGGAACAGGCACGGCGAATGCTTTGAATATTGCCTATTCTGATATGGATAAGATTTTCGATACTGCCTTTGCAACAGTGAGGATGGGGAAAATTACCTTTGGAGAACTTGCAGGATCATTGGGGCAGGCGCTTGCATCTGCCAAAAAAATGAATGCCTCAATTGAGGAAGTCTATGGCTCTATTGCTTTCCTCACAAAAAACACGCTATCTGCGGATACTGCCAGCATCTCTTTTGGGCGAGCATTGGATGGATTGGCGGATAAAGCTGATATTTTGGAGGATATGGGCGTTAAGGTTTTTGGTACTGAGGGTCAATATTTAGGAATACTCAAAGTAGTCGAGCAGATAGCTGAACAAATCAAGGGATTGACTGATCAGGCGAAGGTTAAAATTTTTGAAGAGATGGGATTTGACATTCGAGCTGCACGCGCTATTGTGATCATGTCCGAAAACGTGGAACAATTTAGAGACACCCTAGACGGGGTGACTGATTCCGCAGGAGACATGGAAATCGCCTATTCTCGCATGGCGGGCACTCTGGTCAATAAGTGGAAGATACTAAAGAACAGCGTTGCTGAACTTGGCCGAACCATAGTTGAAAGACTGGTAGGTGCTATGGGCACTTTGGTGGATTCCCTCACAATCATAATACAGAAACTTTCCATTGTGATTAAGCGTTACAAAGACCACGGACTCGCAGCCGCCACTGTGTTCCGAGAGATAGCGAAAATCGCAGTAAGCACTACCATAGAAATGTTCAAGGCTATAATCGAGCTGATAGCATCAGCGGCCAAGATTATGTGGGTGCCCCTGAAGTTCGGTTTTTTGACCGCGATGCGTGACATATCAGATAGTGCCGAAAAGACGATAATTGATGTTGTCAACTTTTTCAGACGCGGCGGCGACGAGATTGCCAAGTTGCAAAAACGAACTGTGGACACCAATCGCTTTACCTGGGATATGATTCGTAAGCAGCAAGAGAAAGCTGAATTTTCGTTGGTATTTGCAAAAGAATCGAAGAAGATACAAAAAACCGCGACGGAAGCATTTGGTGTATTGATGGCTAATATCAAACAATCCATTTCAGTATTGGATGATTTTATCAAAACAACTGGCGGTGCCGAGGATGCGGTAGCAGAGATGGGGAAGGAAATGGCAGAGGTTGCGGAGCCGGAACGAATCAAAGCAATCAAAACTGAGTTTTCCGCCTGGGGCTTTGTCATTGATAACAATATAAAATTCCTGAAGCGTTTTGGTCGTGAAGCCAAAGTTGTTGCAAAAGATACCGGCCTGGCTTTCAGCCTCATTCCGCAGCAGATGGATATGGCCAAAATGATACTTGAACTCAATAGAAGCAAGAAAGCCATCGAGGAATTCAAAGAAAAGGCGAAAGACACCGCTGATGCTATCAAGCCCGCTTTTGAGAACATGTTTGTCGGCCTGTTCAGTGGAAAGACGAAAGACCTGTGGACTCAGTTCTGGGATGACCTGAAGCAAATAGCAATCAGAAAACTGGCGGAGGTAGCCGCGACGAAGATATTCGAGAAAATTATAAATGCTATTGCCAAAGAAAAGGAAGTGGCCACGACAGGCGGGGCGGTGAAGTCGGGAGTGAAGACGGGCGTTGGTGCAGGGATAGGGGCGTGGATTGGTAGCTTGATCGCTCCGGGCGTGGGTACAGCCATTGGAGCCAATATCGGCGCAAACATTGGGGGCAGCTTTGCTGAGGGTGGAATAGTTCGCAAACCTACACTTGCTATGATTGGAGAGCGCGGCCCGGAAGCAATAATACCTCTAAACAGAGCGCAGCCATCCAGCATGGGTCGTCCTATTATCTTTAGCGGGAACATAGTTTTCAATGAGACGGACTTTGCAAACATGGACAGAACCAGGCTGGAGAAAGCAGTTAGACAACAGATTATGCCCATAATTCAGCAGGCGGCGGCGGACGGGATTGGCGGATGAATGAGAACACCTTCAGACAGAATATCATCAAATCCGGGGTTAATATAAGGCGGAAGTTCGTTTACGATGGGTCTGATTATACAGACCTGCTTTTGAAAGATGGCATCGGTACTATCCGGCGCGACGTGAATCTCTCCGCAGGCACAGCCACAGTAGCTCTGGATAATTCTCGCAACACATGGAACTTCCTGTGGGCTAGCGACACAGCCATAGGCGATTCGGTACAAATACAAGTATACATTGAAGACGATCCCGCCAATATCCTCACTTTATTTAATGGCAAGCTTGAGCGCGTGCAGTTTGATAAGGCTACTGTCATCTTGACGATACGCGATAAAGCCGGCGACTGGCTGGACAAGAAAATGGGGAGCAACCAGTCCCCCGCGAACTATCATGCAATGACCTGGAACGCCGATGATATGGTTTGGGATATTCTTCGAGACCACGCAGGGCTTGATGGCACCCCAAATCCCAGCAATCCTGATATAGATTACACGTCATTTGCGGCGTGGCGCGATCAACACATCAGAGTGAAGGAATATACAATTCAGGCAAAACCAACAGGTCATACAATCAGCACGATCCTGATGCTGATATGTCAGCATACCCATTCCTATATCTGGGTCAACAAGGATGGGAAAGTGGCCTTCGCTCCGCCATATCAACCTGGGTATATATATGACGAAGGAAACACTAAAGGCGGCAGGAATCTATTGATCACCAGGGATAGAATTATAAACGCGACAAAAGTCATGTATGCTTACAGCTACACGGATGGTGACTGGGTATTTTTTACGCCGCCGGCAGGCATTGACAACTATCAAGTCGATCAAGTCAGTATTGACAGGTTTGGAGAGTTCAAGTTGATGGTGGAAAATAGGGTTGTTAGCCACATCGGGAGTAGTGGAGCAGGCGCACGAAATGACCGCGACGATACGCTTGCGGAATATGCTTATCCCCAGAAGTATTTTGAGATTAAGACCGGCCCTCCCGGAATCATGGAGGATGTGTGCAATCGAATCACGGTGAATGATTCGGTGAAACAGATCGTTGAGGCCGAACCCAAGATTGAGGAAATCAGCTACAGTCTAAACCCCGGCGACTTTGGCGTTACTCTGAAAGCGAGGTGGGATTGGTAATGCCGGAAAGAATGCAGCTCACAGATGGTGTGGATACGATAACCTTCTCGCCTTTAGTCTCCCCAGAATACGACCGCGACGACTCGCGATACAGGGGCGGTTTTGAGCCGGACAGTGGCGACATCCAGCTTTACGATCTGGGCGGGGCGCAGCGGCATAATCTGGCACTCAACGACCTATCAAAAGCTGATGCCGACCAGCTTAATCTGTGGTGGAGAAATATGACAAGATTGAGCTTCAAATCAGATCTCACAGGCGCACCGGGAACCGCAATACAGGTCAGAATACAGGGTACGCAAGCGCCTTTCCAGATGGACTTCCCTACAGGCTTTCAGGGAAGATATGAAGGCGCTTTAACAATCCACGAAGTTAGCTCGTCAAGCTCCTCAAGCGGAGCGTAGGGGGAATGAAAAATGCCAGAGACTTTAGATCCTATTGATTACGAAGATATACTCAAAAGCTGCGGGGGAAGGCTGTCTATCAATGACGCCAGGATACTCTACAACACCGCCATAGAAATTGACGCTCAGAACATCGTTGAGATTGGCTCTATGGATGGATGCTCCTCAATGGTGTTTGGCTATGTCTGCAAGCAAACTGGCGGACATCTCTACTGCTTAGAACCAAACCCCAGGACGAGATGGAAGGGAAACATGGACAGGCTGGGTCTTGCTGATTATGCCACTACTCTCATGAAGGCCTCTCCCTGGGTAATCCCGACAGATGTGAAATTGCCCATTGACTATCTGCTGATTGACGGCGACCATCGGACCAGGTGGACGCTGGTGGATTATCACTACTGGGAGCCTTATGTGCGCCCGGGTGGACTGATTGCCTTCCACGACTGGACGGGCGCTAACGGTGTGGGAGAGTGGGTACAAAGAGCCGTTGGGATCATCCTGGAGACTGATGAGCTTCAGGAAGTGGTCAGAAATGCCAGCAAGGACAGGGGCATTATAGTCTTCCGTAAGCCTATGGAGATTCTTGACCCCAAAGGCAGGAACGTCCCCAGCTTCTCCAGGAGGATGCAATGAGAGCCATATCATTCATATTGGACATTAAGAAAGAGGTGGGGGATAAGCCGCTGGTGGGCGTTGAGATAGGCGTCTATCGCGGCGAACATGCAGAACTGATGCTTCAGCATCTGAATATACAAAGGCTCTATCTCATTGATCCATACGTGGATAACGATTCGGACTTTGAGGGGCACATGAAATCCAGCGTTCCGGCAGCGAAGGCGATAGCCAGGAAGCGATTGGAGCAGCCAGAGCCGTATGAGCAAATCATCTGGATAGAAAAGAAGTCGGAGGATGCTCTCCGGGAAGTTTGCCTTGCGCTGGACTTCGTATACATTGATGGGAACCACAGCTACAAGTATGTGATGCGGGATATGATATATTATGGACGAATGGTCAAAAGAGGCGGCTGGATCGGGGGTCATGATTACATGATGCGCCGCAGCCCGCGTGTAGAGGTGAAGCAGGCTGTTGATGATTATGTTGTTCTGGCTATGACAAAAGGTCACGAGCTTCACGTTGGGGAGGGCAAGTTCCCAGACTGGTGGTTTAGAAAATGAGAATCCTATTCATCAGCGACCCGCTATTTACGGAGAGTGCGATCTATAACGAAGAGGGGTACGCGAATCTTCCCATGCTCCAGTCTATGCCATGCGATCTTCTCGTGGCTACTACGGCAGATCAGGCGCGCCAGAGTATAGATAGCGCGGACGTTGTTCTGCTGGAGGCCATGCGCGGTGTCGCTTTCCGGGATGAGCTGAGCTTCATCAACAAGAGCAATGCCTTTGTGGGCGCTTTCTACTGTGACGTATGGCGCGCACCGTTCTGGTATCAGTCTGAGATTAGCATAGACCTCAACATCTGCGTCTACCGGAAAGGGGCGTTAAGGGTTCATACTTCGTGGACTGAAGGCGCAAACTTTCTGTGGCTGCCTCCCAGGGTGAAAACTGTTGACTACGTTGAGAAGCGCGATGTTGATATAGTAACCTGGGGAGCTATGGGTCGCGAGTATCCTTTCAGGAACTTCGCATACCAGGCATTGCTTCAGCAGTTGATAGGCGGTCCGCGCAGGAATGCCCAGCCTTTGAAGCTGGAACCAGGGTTGACTGAGAACACCATCCAGATCCGGAGCGAGAAGTATAAATGGCACAGCATAACTGGGAAGAGATTGCAGGGGCCTTTCTACGGCTCTAAGCTCATGGCCGCATTAAGCAGGTGTAAAGTCTGTCCTACTGGCCCGGTCCTTCAAAACGGTGTAGGGTCTGTGGTGGCTCGCTTCTTTGAGAATGCTGCTGCTGGGCTGGTATCTATCACTTCGCAAATGGACGACGCTGACGCTCTCGGCTTCAAGCATGGGGAGAATATATGGTTCTCCAGCGGGGAGCGATTCTTCAGCGACCTTGATAGGCTTTTATTTGTGGATACGGATCTGCGCTATGCAATATCAGAGAGTGCCCATCAGCTAATATCGGACAGGCACTCAGTTGAGGTGCGGGCGCTGGAGTTATACAACGCTCTGAAAGAGAAAACGGGAGGAATATAATGGACGTATGCTTTTTCACTATGAGCAACAGCGAGATGCTGACGTGGGCACGTCGGCTGGTTTCATCCGGCGACATTGTAGATCGGCCAGTGTGGTTCTACAGAATACCGCCAGACCATCCAGATCCAAAGCGATACAAGCTGGATCTGCTGGCCGGGGATCTGTTGCCGCAAGCTGATAAGTACGTCTACGTTGACGCTGACTGCATCTTCCAGAATCATGGAAAATGGGAGACTGACGAGTGGACGGGGGCAAAGCATGAGTCCTGGGACCCGCCCAACAGGTATTCAGGAGCGTTCCCTGGTAAAGAGGGGTGGACGGACTTCGTTGAGATGTATAATAATTACGTTGAGGTCAATGGCGATTTTCCCCGTCTCAATTCCGGGGTCATTGCTATTCCAGCAGATATACGGAAAGATCTCGCTCACAGATGGTCGGAATGGAATGAGCTATTTGACGGACTGACAACGCAGAGAATCAAAGTCAGGGATCAGATTGGCTTTGGCTTTGCCGCCCACGAGTTTGGCATTGGCGCACTCCCTGACGGCATTGTGGGAGTACCCAAGCGGGAGGTCGTTGATGAGAGCTATTCACTTATCCACGCATCCGGCAGGCCAAACCC